AGTACATGATGTTGGAGGATCTTTATAAGACAACTGATAAGATTAACAAACACATTGAGTCCATGATGAACAACAGAATAAATATCGAGTTCTTACAAGGGCAAATGACAAAAGTCTTAGAAGATATTGAAGAATTAAAAGATAAAAATAGGGATATGTATTATAATGGCAACGGAAAAAAAGCACATTAAAGGTAGAAAATACGACGGCAGATCAAGACCATCTAACGAAGCATATAAGAATGGTTGGAATGCTATCTTCTTAAATAAAGTTATGAAAGAAGAAGTCGATATCAATGCTAACGGCTCACACAAATACACAATTAAAGAAGGACCAAACAAAGGTAAAGTATTATGATCGCTGAAGTGGTGGCCCTCCTAATGTTTATAGGGCCTGAAATTAAGGAGCATCGTATCCAGCCGGAGGGTATGGCCC